TGAAATAACCCTTTTGTTGCTCAGTGGACATGGTGAGCTGGTTCCAGATGTGCATCCAGTCACCATATTGGCGGTCAATGCGTTGGCCACCAATCTCCACCTCCACTTGGGCAATCAATTGCTCACCAGGGAAATCCAACCAACGGGCATAGACGGCACCGGCACTGCCCTGGTTGATTTCTGGCAAAGTCACCTGCAAGTAGGTGCGGAAAGCCATATCACCGTTACGGGCAATGGTGCATGTCACACGTCGGCCGAAATCAGCTTGACCCGAGAAGGTTTGCTCGATGGACTCCATACTGAAGTTAGTGTGGCGTCTGTAAGAGACCTTCCAGAAAGTGATTTCAGGAACTCCTGTCAAAAAAGCGTCTTGTGCGCCGTAGGCGACTAATTGCATAAGGGCTCCTCCCATTTTTTCGTGGCTGTTAAAACAAGTTTTATATTATGCCTAAACAAATCGTTTTTTTCGTCCAAGGTTTTTCATTCGAAAGTTGTCTCGAAAGTAGAGTTTCTCGGTAAAACCGAACACTCCTGTTCGAGTACCCTCCCCCCGATACCGGTACCAGAATTTTCAGTTTTTCGGGCAAAAAATAAAAGAAACCCTTGTGTTCCAAAGGCGCCTTCACGCTGGCGAAGCAAAGCCCGCCTTGTGTCCCCCAAACATCATTCCCTTCGCAAATTTCAATAAATATATTCGCCGAAACAAACTATAATAAAGGGAAGGGTGTTAGAGGGAAACCGTAGGTTTCCCTTTAAAGAGAATGCTGCTGTCGAAATTTTCAGTCAAAAACACATCCAAATATTTATCGCTCAAAATTTCTTTTTTTCCCTCATGTTTTTTGGTAAACAAATACGACCCCTTTCTTTTTTTTACAGACCACCCTTTATCCAAAGCATTCAAAATGAAAACACATTTCTGCATGACACAACTTTCCAAAGGCATATTGCGTGTTGATAGGGGTGATGTGTTGATTTCAGACATTGTGCTAGATTGTTTTAAACAACATAAAATTAAGAATTATATGGATTGGTCCATCTCAAACGCCAACAGCATATACACATCAAATCAAGAAAAGTGTAAATTTCTTAAGGCAGGCGAACCGCTCGGTGCCTTGGAGTAACACAAGCGCCCGCCATCCTCAGGAACCCACGGTTTCCCTCAATTAAAACCACGTATCCAAAGCAAGCATAATCATCATGTCGCTGTACACTTCCCGCACTTCTTTGGCAATCAAGTAATAACTGCAATACGGACTGTCTGGATGGGTGCTGTTGTCCAAAAAAGTTCGAATGTCCCGATAAATTTTTTTTATGGCATATTTTGCGCTCTTCGGGATGTCATGCGATTGCAAAGCTTCGTAAAACACTCCACGTTGGTCAAGCATAAACTGATACAAACGCAAACGTGCCATTTCGTTTTCTGCGGCAGTGGTGGACATTGTGCACAAGGCATTGGAATAGAGTGTTTGCAGTTCTTCATAGGTGCTGTTTTTGATAACGCTCATGATTTCCAAGTCAGAAAAATCCACAGAAGACTCTTCTTCCAATGAAAAAAGAAAGCGTCTGCGGAATTCGGCGAGGGGTCCATTCCAAGTAACAACAAAATCCACAAAGTCCGATTCCAAAATCCGTTGAATTTGTTGCAACAAAATGTCCACCCCCGAAAAGGCGCTGCGGCGAGGTTTCCCGTTCGCCACCGGCTGCAAAATGCTGTCCGCCAAAGCCAACATGTCCGTGACGTCGGTAACCAACAACTCTTTGGAGCGAGGCGGGTTGTGTTGCATTTGCAAAATCGCACACACATCGCTCAAGACAAGTTCGGCCCATTTACAGTGCAACTCCAACGGTGTCATGTTTGACGAAAACACAAAACAAATATAAAGGGCTTTATGTTATTTGCTGACCAGCAGAAATAAATATGGCGGCACGGTTCCCTTCTTGAAACAACGACATACATTATACTACCCCCCCCTCTCAAATCATGTCCGATTATGAGCATTTTAAACAAAGTGTAGTGAAGTTTCGAGAGGCTTCCATGCAACTGGAAGCAAAGAACAAAGAAGTGCAAACTTTACGAACCACCAAACGTACAACCGAAGAAGCCATTGTCGACTACCTCACAAGAAACAATGCTCTGTCCAAACCCATCAAACTGAGCAAAGACGGCAGCGAGCAAATTGTGGCAACAGAAAAACGAGAGTACGGAACCCTCAGTTTTTCATATGTGGAAGAATGTTTAGAGAAATTGTTCGACGATGAAACAGAAATCGACCGAATCATGACGTTTTTGCATGAAAACCGTTCTGTCAAAGAGACGGTAACATTGAAACACATAAAACAAGATAAATCGTAGGTTTCCCTCAATAAAAGTAGGAGTGTAATGTAACTAAATTAATGATTCCATGGAACCAAGTTCTTTTGTTGGCGGATACGTTTTCGCTGAAACCACGGACCAGCAAATGACTGCAGGATATCCCATCACAAAACTGGTTTCTCTTGCAGGTGGTATGAAGGAATTGGATGGTCTCGGTGTTCCAGCAGGATTGCTTCTTGAACCTTCTTCCTCCTCTCAACAACCACCAAAAATATCAGGTGGAAGCAAAGAATCCCAACCATGCGAAGTTCTTCCGGATGATATGTGGGAACAGTTTTTGAAAAGCGTTTTGGTCGCAGCACCGAAAAAGAAACCGACAACCAAAAAATCAAACAAAGCCATCAAGGGAGGAAGGTTTACGAAAAAGAAACACCCTCTCATTTCAACCAAAAATAAAGATGATTTGTCGTGAAATACGCATGTTTGCCATATTTTATTGTCCACTACGACAACCCACAATAAAACATGGCTGCCCAAAAAGAGCTTTTCCCCGTGACAGAGGCCGACGCCATCACCTTCCAATTGATTGAACGTGACGAGTCCTTGGTCCGTGAGTTTCATCGCCCCCACATATTGACGAATTATGCTGTGCTGAAGTTGGCAGTGCAAAGCGACGACCCGGAACTCTTGGAACTGTACGCAGGCCATGTGGCCAAACACAATGCATCGCTGGACACGACCTTGTTTCCAAACTCCGGATTTGATTTGTTTGTTCCAGAAGACACGGTGTTTGATGATTCGGTTTTTCGCACGAAAATGATGAACTTGCAAGTCCGTTGTGAAATGTTGTTTTGCGACAAACGGTTCATTGGGAACGGAGAGGAAATGGACATGGTTTATTTTTCGAGTCCTTTCCTTTTGCATCCTCGTTCAAGCATGTCGAAAACGCCGCTGATGTTGGCAAATCACACCGGAATTATCGACAGTGGCTACCGTGGCGACTTGATTGCCGCCTTGCGCTGTTTCCCGTCGGCGGAAGAGGGTCATTACGTGGTTGCAAAACACACCCGTTTGTTTCAAATCTGCCATCCTTCGCTCTGCCCCATTTATGTGGTGCTGACAAAGACTTCGGAGTTGAGCAGCACCGAACGTGGTGCAGGAGGCTTCGGTTCCACTGGCGTTGGAGGAGCAACAACAGCATGAGAACCTGTACCATTGTGTTTCCCTCTGAAAATCCAATAAAAATATAAGTAGACTTTGTGAAAAAACCTGATGAATGTTCAACTTCACGGAGGAAGTTATGTACTGCAAACACCCAACACAAACATCAACACCATTGTAACCACACACCTGACACCATCAAGCAAAAAAGCAGTTGCGTTTGATTTAGATGAAACCCTGGGCAGTTTTGCAGATTTGTATTCAACATTGTGGGTAAATTTGAAACCGGAACACCACACACAACCGGTTTTCAACAGTTTGATGCGTTTGTATCCAGAGTTTTTGCGTGTTGGAATTTTGGTCGTCCTCTCGTTTTTGAAAGGAAAAATAGAAAAACAGCAGTGTTTGCCGATTTATATTTACACCAACAACCAATGCAAATTCAGAGGTTGGGTGGACATGATTTTGTCTTATTTGACTTCCCTGGTGGTTGGCGACAAACATCCTGCCATCACCCTTTTCGCAAAACCCATTCTTGCATACAAAATCGGCAACGAACGAGTGGAACCCAAACGAACCACACAAGAAAAATGCTACGATGATTTTGTTACCTGTTCTATGCTCCACCAACACACCCATGAGTTGTGTTTTGTGGACGACCGCAACCATCCTCACATGAAACACCGCAAAGTGTATTTCATACAACCACCTCCGTACCATCATCACCTCTCAATTGATTGTATTGTAGGTCGGTTTGTGTCTTCCGATGTGTACAAACGGTTGGGCGGGTCAGCCTGTTTGGCCCAGGGAGATACAGTGTTCGCATCGACGTCTGCAACTCATAAACCATGGAATCCTTCAGCGGCGTCGTCGTGGTTGGCGAGCCAAGAAGCCATCACGCAAAAAATCATGTACTACTTGCGTGAGTTTTTCTTGGTGTCTTTGGTTCACACCAAGAAAACAGTGCGGCGAAACCGAACACGCAAACGGTTCATGCGTATTTCAGGAAGGCTTTCAAAGAAGATTGAGAGGGGTAATACACTGAAAAAAAAGTAGCTTGCCCTCTCAAAACTAAGAAAAAAAAAGTGTGTTTGCACGCTGTTTGAGTCGCAATAGGGCATTTGTATTTACTGTCGTGTCAAAGATACCATGACCTACTTGTTAGAGCCAAACACCAAATTGTTGTGCGGGTTAATGCGTGTACCTGACTTGTCCAACCATGTTTTTGAAGAAGAATTGCCGGTAACTTGGTCGAACCCTGTCCACATACAAGAACAAATGGCTGCGGTGGATGCGCAAGAGCGGATGTTGCGAACCAAGGAAGCGTGGATGAGTTTTGCACGTTTGCACAATTGCAGACGGATGTATTTTTTGTACAGGTACCCTCGTCCAGTGTATGCGTTCGACGCAGTGTCGGGTTTCGAGGAGAGATGTCCAAGAAAAGGAACTGGGTTTAAAAGTCCCTGTTTGCCCTTTGGGCACAAGTGGTACAACTTTTTGAAAGAGCGACCGCATTTAAAAAATCAATTCACTGTCGGATTGTATGAAAATGGATGCTGGAAAGTGGTGAATGCCGCTTATGTCATTCAGCAGTTTTTCCGCAGACTGAATTACAAGCGAAAAATGCGTCGTCACACTTTGGATTGGTGTGTTCAAGCAACATGCAATTCCTATTTATGCAATGAATATGTGGCTGCTGACATTGTGTCTTATTTATAGAGGTTTACAGCCCACGAAGTGGGCTGTACCTTGCGCCAAATGGCTTTGGGCCATTTGGCTATAGGGAAACCTACGGTTCCTAAGGCTGGCGTGCTTTGCTTCGCCAGCCCGCCTTGTGTCCCTCTTACACCCTTCCCTTCCCTTCCTTTCCTTTCCAAAACAATGACCGTAAAAGAAAATTGATGAAGGGTTTTTTGTAAGGGAAGGGTGTTTGAGGAAAGGAAGTTAGAGGGGAACTGTTAATTTTTAAATAAATGAATTGTCATTATTGTGCATTGCCATTGGATGATTCCAATGTGTTTGTAACTATACATATTTCTGCATGGACCCAAGCAGTGTATCATGAAAAGTGCGCCACGATGCAACGAAATTTGTGTCAAAAATGCAAAAGTGGATTGAGGAGGTTGTGTCGTGGATGTAGTTATGGGAAAAACTTTGCAAACGGTTGTTATGGAGGTTGTGTGTATGGAGAA